ATGAAACACGCCGAAAAAATGCCGGCCCCGAAGGACTGGCATCCCGCCGACATCAAGGCAGCCCTGGTCAAAGCAGGCTGGTCGTTCAACCAGCTGGGCCTGTACCACGGCTACACCAGCAAGAGCGCGCTGACCGGGGTGTTGCGGAATCCCTGGCCGAAGGCCGAGAGCCTGATCGCCGAGGCCATTGGCGTGGCCCCGCAGGAGATCTGGCCCAGCCGCTACAACACGGACGGCACGCCCAACCGCGTGAGAGGTCGCCAGCCTGTACGGCCTGCGGGACTTCCCACGGTTGCGCGTAATAGTAACGCCGCCCGCCTCGCCGGCAATCCGCAGTCCCGCGCCAAGACGTCGACGGGGGATCTGTCGACGCGATCGATGGGCCGGCCGTCATGAGCGGCGCAGTTGCCACTGGACACACGCCCTGCGATGTGAGCCGTGCGCTGGCTCCGTTGCATCAGTTGATCAACGTCGCTGGCCATCTCAACTTCCCCAGCGAACTGGCGCTAGCGGACGCCTTGGACGGGCATAGCGCCGCCGACATGACGGTACGCCAGTTGCTCGACCTGATCGAGGGCTTGCACTGATGGCGCGCGACACCCTGACCCCCGACATGTTTGGGCCGCCCCCGCGCGGCATGTACAGCGTGCCGCAGCCGGCGGCGCCGCTGCCGGGCAGCATGGACTACCGCCATGGTGTGTGCGCACTGGTGGCGCAGATGCTGGAGAGCGCAAAGCAGAGCCGCTTTGCCGTGGCGGCCAAAGTCAGCGAGCTGACCGGCAAGGAAGTCAGCAAGTACATGCTGGACAGCTACTGCGCCGAGAGCCGCGACGATTTCAACGCGCCGGCCTACCTGATGCCCGCGCTGGAAACCGCCTGCGCCAGCTACGCGTACAGCGCCTGGCTGGCGGGCATCCGCGGCGGGCGCCTGCTGATCGGGCGCGACGCGCTGGCCGCCGAGCTGGGCCGCATCCAGCGCGAGAAGGATGCGCTGGCCGGCGCCGAGAAGGCGCTGAAAGACCTGCTGCGGAAGGGCGGCTGATGCGCCCGATGCCTTTCCGGAGCGGCTCGCGGCGATCGGTGGCGTTGGCAGCGCCATCGCCCGAGTCGCTCCACCTCTTGGCCCAGCCGCGGCAGCGCCGCGCGACCCCCTGCGTGCGATCGCGCGCCGCGGCGGGCCTTTCTTCTCCCAGGAGTGGTCATGGCCGACGGTAGCCAGCCCGGCGCAGTCGAGCAGTCCGTGGATGTCCAGTGGATCGCCCACGCACTGCGCGTCACCAAGCGCGCAGCCGAACTGCGCGCCAAGCGCGAATCGTGGACCTTCTCCGAGGAGGCCGTGCGCGGCGGACGCCGCCGCCTGTATGCCATCAGCAACCTTCCCGCCGATGTGCAGCAGGCCGTGCGCCACGCCAACGCGATCGCCGCCGCGCAAGCGGTGCAGGCCCAGCTGGAAGCCAGCCCCCACTACCAGGAGGGCAAGGCCATCGGCCGGCGTATCGCTCTGACCCAGGCGATGGACAGCGCCGCCGAACACCGCGCCCGCGTGGCCGGCATGGCCAAGGCTGCCGGGCTCACGGGCAAACCAGCAGCGCGCATGAACGCCAAGCTGGATCTGATCGTGCTGCTCAACAGCTTTGCGCACCAGCATGGCCTGGGCATCACCGCGGCCGTGGAAGCCTTCTGCACGGCCTACAACGCGGGCGAGGTGGGCACCGCCGCCCAGCGTGAGGCGGTAGGCGAGGATCTCTCGCCCAGCACGTTGCGCCGTTGGCGCAAGACGCTCAAGACCCAAGGCGCCGCCGCGCTGGCCGGAGGCTACGGCAACCGCGCCGGCTGCGGCGTGCTGGATGCGGACGAAGCCCTCAACACCTTCGTCGTGGGCCAGCTCGCCAGCACGCCGCACATCGGCGGCCGGCAGATGCACCGCGCCATCGTGGCGCGCTTCGCCGGCCGCGACGATCTGCCCACCGTGCGCAGCGTGCAGCGCTGGATAGCGGAGTGGAAGGAAAAGAACCACCAGGTGTTCACCGCGCTGGCCAACCCCGACCAGTGGAAGAACCGCTACATGGTCGGCATGGGCAACGCCAGCGAGGATGCCACCCGCCTCAATGAGCGGTGGGAGGCCGACAGCACGCCGGGCGACGTGATGCTGCTCGACGGGCGCCACACCATCATCGGCGTCATCGACGTGTGGAGCCGCCGCGTGGTGTTGCACGTCTCCAAGACCAGCAGCGCCGAAGGCGTGTGCCAGGCGATCCGCAAGGCACTGCTGGGCTGGGGCGTACCCGAGCGGTTCAAGCAAGACAACGGCGCCGACTACGTGAGCGAGCGCGTACAGCGCACGCTGGCCGGGTTGGGCGTCGACGTGACCATGAGCAACCCGTTCAGCCCCTGGGAAAAGCCGCACATCGAACGGTTCTTCCGCACGTTCAGCCACGACCTGCTGGAGCTGCTCCCCAACTACATCGGTCACAACGTGGCCGAGGCGCAGGCGCTGCGCGCCAGCCAGAGCTTCGCCGAGCGCCTGTTCAAGAAGAACACCACCACCGAAATCCGCATGACAGCGGCGGACCTGCAGCAGTTCTGCGACCGCTGGGTGAGCAGCATCTACGAGCGCGAGGCGCGCAACGGCCTGGACGGCATGAGCGTGTTCGAGCGCGTGGCCAGCAGCGACGTACAAATGCGCCAGGTGCCCGACGTGCGCGGCCTGGATCTGTTGATGGCCGAAGCGCCCGACGGCAAGAGCCTGCGCACCGTGGGCAAGAAAGGACTGCGCGTGTCCGGTCTGTTCTACGCCGCGCCCGAGCTGGGCGCGCTGGTGGGCGAGCAGGTGCGCGTGCTGGCCGACCCCGCCGACTTCGGCCGCGTGGTGGTGTATCACGACGATGCCTTCGTGTGCGTCGCCGAATGCCCCGAAGTGCTGGGCACCAGCCGCCACGAGCTCGCCATCGAGACCAAGGTGCGACAGCAGCGCGAGATTACGGCCCAGCGCAAGGCGCTGCGCGCCATGAAGACCAAGGCCAAGGCGCGCGACATCGCCTTCGAGATCCTCGACGAACGCGAGCGCGCCGGCCGCGCCCTGTCTGCGCTGCCGCCGCCGAGCGTGGCGCACCTCACGCCCTCGCTGGAGCAGGCCGCCGCTGCGGCCAACGCCCTCGACGCCGCCGACCTCCCGCCGGAGATGCGCCCACTCACTCAGGCCGACATCGACCTGGTGCACCGGATGAACCGCGCCGAGCAGCAGCAGGACGAAACCGAGGAAGGCCGCTTCCGCCGCGCCATCCGCCTGATGGGCCAGCGCGAGCCGGTGGACGACGTGAACGCCAAGTGGCTGGCCGGCTACCGCCGCACCAGCGAGTTCACCGGCCGCTGGCTGATTTTCGAGGACTTCGGTGGCGAGGCCTTCGGCCTGGGCACCGACTACGACCACCTGCGCCCGACGGCGCGCCTGCAAGGGGAATACTGATGCGCAGCAAGATTGTTCCGGTATCAAACGTCGCGCGGCTGAGTGCAGCCAGCGAAGCCCTGCTCAACCGTGACCCGGGCATGCCTGGCATGGGCTTGATCTACGGCGACACCGGCTTGGGCAAGACCACGGCCGTCACCTGGCTCATCACCCGCAACAACGGCGTGTACGTGCGCGCGCTGGCCAGCAGCACGCCGAGCAGCATCTTGCGCACCATCGCGCGCGAGCTGGACATCGAGCCGCGGCAGAGCAACGTCGAGACCGTCGAGGCCATCGTGCAGCGGCTGGCCGAGACCGGCCGCCCGCTGTTCATCGACGAGGCGGACTACCTGGTCGACCAGAAGCGCCTCGTGGAGACGCTGCGCGACATCCACGATTTGGCCACCGTGCCAGTGGTGCTGATCGGCATGGCCGGCATCCAGCGGCGTATCAAGAGCCGACTGCAGCTGACCGGCCGCATCGCGCAGTGGGTTGAGTTTCAGCCGGCGAGTGCCGCCGACCTGCAACTGCTCGCACAGCAACTGGTGGACGCCGTGGCGATCGCGCCCGAGTTGCTGCACCAGCTGCATGAAGCGTCGCACGGCAGCATGCGTCTTGCCGTCGTCGGCCTCGGGCACATCGAGGCACTGGCCAAGGCCAAGGGCCTGCGGCACGTGGGTATCGACGATTGGCCCAAGGGCAAGGCGTTCTTCTTTGGCGACGCACCGAGGAAGGGCGCATGACGCCCAAGGCGCGCTACTTCACGCTGCGCCAGCAGCGTGCGGCCGCCGGTGGCCCTCGCCATCGGATGTGGCAAGCGATGCGCATCATGCGCGAGTTCGCCACGCCGGAGCTTGTGGCCGCCTGCGAGCTGGGCGGCAACGGGAGCGCCCTCGCTTACATCAGCGCCCTGCGCCGCGCCGGTTTCGTGCGCACGCGCCAGCCGCACCGAGGCCGGCACCAGCCCGCCATCCACACCCTGATCCGCAACAGCGGGCCGCAGCCACCGGCCATCGTGCACAGCGGCGCGACGGTGTGGGACCCGAACACTGACACGGAGTACTCCATCCGATGAACACCGAAGCCGACTGGCTCACCGTGCTGCGCGAATGCTGTGCCGCAAGCTCCCAAGCCGCGATCGCCAAGCGGATCAACTACTCGCCGGCCGTCGTCAACCAGGTGCTCAAAGGCACCTACAAGGGCGACTTGAACAGCGTCCAGAAAGCCGTGGAAGGCGCGCTGATGGGGCTGTCCGTCGAGTGCCCCGTCATCGGCACGCTGCCGCGCGACCGCTGCCTGGAATACCAGCGTCGCGGCTTCGCAGCGACCAACCCGCTGCGAGTGACGCTCTCCATCGCCTGCCAGACCTGCCCCCACCGTCGAGGGATTCACTCATGAACACGATGAACACGATGAACACGCTGTTGCGTGACGGCCTCACCAGCGCCCTGGGCGCGCTGTACGACCTGAGCGATGCCGGCTGCACGGTCACCTCCATCGCCGTGCGTGGCGGCAAGCCCGTACTGCAGCTCGATGCGCCGCCGCGCGGCATCGAGGGCGCCATGCGCAAGCGCTACCTGGTCGGTACGCACGCGCAGGCCGTGATGGCCGCGCCCCACCGCGGCTGCCAGCTGGAGTGGACCGCCACGCCGCCCGCGCGCCGGCCGGTCGACGCCGTCGACGCGCCGCCCGCGGCGAGCGACGAACCGCCGCGCGACACCGTGGTGACCTTGCGTCGCCGCACCACCGATCACCGCGCCCGCTGAGCGAGTCGCCCATGATCACGATCATTCAAAGTGGGAAAAAGAAAAGCGCCAAGACTCCCACGGTGCACGCCGAATGGCAGCACTGGATGGACGAGAGCGTCTACAGCCACGCGCAAGCACGCGAGGAGCTGGGTTTGGCCAACGGCACGTTCTATCGCCGCATCGCCAAGGAACCCACCCGCGTCGATCGACTGGCCATGCGTGCCCTGTTCGAGGGCCTGGAGCCGTTCAAGTGATCGACGACACCTTGCCGCCCCACCTGGCGCATTGCGTGCGCTCGCCGCTCCCCGACGACGACGAGTTGCCGCCGTGGCTCGGCCAGCGCATGCGCGACACCACCCACCACATCATCCGCCGCGCCGCGCTCGCCGCCGCGCAAGACCACGAGGACACGGAGCATGACTGAACCCAAGCCACCCGCCGCCACGCCGGCACCGGATCCGCAGCAGCCCGCACCCGCCCCCAGCCCGGAAGCCAAGCTGGTGGCCTACCTGCGCGCCACGTCGGCGCTGGCGGACGAAGCCCTGGCGCACGCGCTGGCCATCCCCGCGCCGCTTCCCCTGGTGCAGCACATCGCGGCCGCCAGCAAGGCGCTGCACGGCGCTGTCCTGGGGATGCTGGGGCCGGCCGAATGAACACCGTGACCATCACGCTCACCGAAACGCCACCCGGCAAGGTCTGCATCGACGTGCGCTTCGAGCCGCCAGCCAAAGGCAGCGACGACCCCGCCACCCACCAACTGGCCGTGCGCGCACTGCAGGCCATCGTCAACTCATGCCATGGAGACCAGGATCATGTCGTCCACCTCAACTGATATCCCCGCCGGCTACCGGCAGGACGCCCGCGGCCGCCTGGTGCACGAAGACCAGATCAAGCCCATCGACGCCACCCGCGACGCCCTGGTGCTGGAGCTGGTCAAGCGCGGCCTCGGCGTGCAGGAGCAGCTCAAGGCGTACAAGGCGCAGGCGCACGCTGACATCGCGGCGTTCATCGACCTGAGCGCCGAGCAGTACGGCGTGCGCCTGGGCGGCACCAAGGGCAATGTGAGCCTGCTGAGCTTCGACGGGCGCTACAAGGTGCAGCGCGCGATCGCCGAGAGCATTGTTTTCGACGAAAGGTTGCAGGCGGCCAAGGCACTGATCGACTCCTGCCTGCGCGAGTGGACTGCCGGTGCCCGGCCGGAGGTGGTGACCCTCGTGCAGGATGCGTTCCGGGTAGACAGCGCAGGCAACATCCGCACCGGCTCAGTGCTCGCGCTGCGCCGCCTGGACATCGCCGACGAGCGCTGGCAGGCCGCCATGCGCGCAATCGGCGAGGCGGTGCAGGTGGTGGGCTCCAAGAGCTATATCCGCCTGTACGAGCGTGACGCCAACGGCGCCTACCAGCCCATCAGTCTCGACCTGGCGGGGGTGTGAGATGAAGATCATCGCCTACTGCTGGGCCACCGGCCTGATCGAGTTTGCGACCGAGCTGCCGCCGGAGGCCATCGAGATCGCGCGCGGAGACGCAAGCTTGGTCCGCGACCTCATCGCCCGCACGTCACGGCTCGGACATCGCAACGAGCCGCTGGTCCCAGGTGTGCCGGAGTCAACAGACCAAGCATCGAAGGGGGATGCCCTGGGTGCGTGGTTGCTCTGGCTCAAGGGGCGTGAGGCCCCAGGCTTGACCGTCGCTGTCTCCGATGGGGCGACCTACAATCCGTTCTACGCAGGGAGCTTCACGGGATCTTCCTGTTTCACGCTGAATGCCGACGATCGCATTCGCTTGATCAAGACGTTCAACGTCCACCAGCTTCGTGCCGCGCAGCGCGTGCGAGGCTTGCAGAAGACGGTGTGCGCAGCCATTGAGCGGCGACTGCGCGCGCTGGAACGCGAGGCCGAGGCATGAGCGCCGCAGCTCCCCACGGCGCCAACGCGCTCGGCGCCATCTTCAATGGCGGTTGGCAGCCGGTCACTGGCGAGACGCCGCCAGCGCTGGAAGACGTACTTGTCAGCGTCCGCTACGCCGACGGGACGAGGACCGTATTGCAGGGGTTCCGCGTGAGCAACCCCGAAAAATGGTTCGTCAGCGGTGCTGATGCGGAGCTGATTCTCGGCAAGGTGTATGCGTGGTCGCCTTGCCCGGCGGCCGCGCCCTACATGGCTGAGGTGACGTCGTGAAAGCCCTCGATCACGAAGGCACCGGCGCGACGCGCCGCAAGCAGATTGCCGCTATCCAGGTGGCGCGCCAGCAGCTCGACATGGACGAAAGCGCCTATCGCGACATGCTGGAGCGTGTCTCCGGCACCTGCGGCACCGCCGTGCGCAGCGCCGCCAAGCTGGACGGGCGGCAGCGCCGCGCGGTGCTGGACGAACTGCGCCGCAAGGGTGCCGGGCGGCCAGGAAAGCGCAGTGCCTACCCCGGCAAGCCGCACAACTTCGACAGCCGGGCGATGCCCGAGCTGATCACCAAGATCGGCGCCCAGCTCGCGGACATGAAGCTGCCGTGGAGCTACGCCGACGCCATTGCCAGGCAGCAAACCGGCGTGGCGCGCGTGGCCTGGGTGCGCCAGCCGCAGCAGCTCGCGGCCATCGTGGCCGCGCTGCACGTGGAGCATGAAAAGCGCGCGCTCGATGCCGCCGTGGAGGCGCAGTTGAAGCGCCTGCAATGGCCGCCCGAACGCGTCGTGGAACTGCTGCGGCCGCTGCGGCCGCACTGGCGCCGGCATCGCCCCTCGCTGCGGCTGGTGCTGGAGTTTCTGTCTACCCAACCAGGAGAACCCCATGCCACCGCGTAAGAACACGCCCATGTGCGCCGTGAGGATCGGCTATCAGACGGTGCTCATGCCGGCGGCTGCCGGCATGAAGGTCGTCTCGCTGCTCGCTGATGCTGTGAAATGCACGGAGCTGTTCGACCCCGACATGGACTACTGCTACGAAGTCGAGGAGCAGCTCTCTGTGCGATACCAGTCTGTGCGGCCGGCGCAGATCTACATACCCGCGCCGAAGCGCCCGCGCGCGCTGGAATACCAGGGGGACTGAGCGTGTCCATCCGCATCACCTGCCCGAGCTGCGGCACCGACTTCCCGGTGGAAGCCGGCTTGATCGAGGGCGACGCCAAGCGCCTGGCTGCCGTGCTCGCGGGCATGGACCCGCTGCTGGGCCGCACCGCGCTGCAGTACCTGCACCTGTTCAAGCCGCGCAAGACCAGCCTGCGCCTCGCGCGTGCCGTGCGCCTGGTGGCCGAGCTGGCCGAGCTGGCCGATGCCGGCACGGTGTGCCGTGACGAACGCAGCGGCGTGCGCCGGCCCGCCACGCCCGCGCTGTGGGCCGCCGGCATCGAGCAGTTGCTGGCGCAGCGCGATCGCCTGGAGCTGCCGCTGGCCAACCACCACTACCTGCGCGCCGTGGTGTACGGCCTGGCCGACAAGGCCGACGCCGCCGCCGAGCGCCAGCGCGAGGAAACCCTGCGCCAGGGCCGGCACCGCAGCAGCGGCACCGGTGTAAGCCCGCCGCAGCCGCCTGAGGATCGGCTGCAGAACACGCTGCGTTACATCGCACAACTGCACAGCTATGGACAGATCACTGATGCCGAGCGCGACCAGAAGATCGCTGACGCCAAGGCAAAATACGGAGCCCCCCATGTCTGACGATGCCGACCTGTTTGGCGAGGACGCCGAGCTCGACGCCGAGCGCGCGCTGGCCGCCGTGGCTGACCCCACAACGTACAAGTGGGAGGGCACGCTGCTCACCATGCTGGACGCGGTGCGCCTGGCGCTGAAGAAGCAACGCGTGGATCCGGACGAGATCGCGCGGCTGGCGCCGCCGGTCACCATGGGCCTGTGCGACGCGATCGGCGGCAACGTGGGCTATATTCCCCGCGGCGAAGCCGTGCGGCGCGCTCTGCGCAACGCCCGCCTGTACGATGACTGGAGCGGCTCGCCCACCGAGCGCGGCCTGACGCCGCCGGAGCTGGCCCGCAAGTACGGCCTGGCGCAACAAACGGTGTACGAGATCATCGCCAAGCAAAAGGTCATTCGGCGTCGGGCGGAGCCGGATTTGTTCGGGACTGGAGAGGGGGGAAAGGAATGAAGCACCTATTGATGCTGGCTGTGATAGCGCTGACTGGCTGCAACTCGCTGGAACCCCCGACAACCGAGGTGGCATCGCAACCCGCAGCACCTGCGCCCCTGCTGTTGTCAGGCTTGGACGCGCAACCGACCTTCGCGTCCAATTTGGCAGAGTTGTCCCTCGAAGCCGCATGTCCAGGGCTGTCCGCGGCGCGACAAGCCGGTGAGGTTGTCTCGCTCGCTCACACTGGAGGGCTGCCTGAAAGCCGCGAGCTGCAGGCCATGGGATGGAAACGCACCATGCGCATCGACGTGGTGATGGCTGACACCGTGCACAGCCTTGACAGTCGCCCCATGCCCGATGGACAGCATTGCAGCTATGAAATGGGGCCAGGTGGCTTCATGGCGCATAAACGCGCGTGTCTCGCTATTTGCGGCGTTACGGCCAAGGACGACCGCAACTGGTACACGCGCATTCCTGCCGACACTTCCGCCTTCCATCTCCCGGTCGTCGACACCGCCTTTCGCGCCATCGCGCGAACGGATGTGCTCGACATCGATAAGCTCCGTAAACACATGAAACTTGGCGTTTCCAAAATAGAGCGCTACGAAGACGGCGGCGTTCGACGGTGGTGGCCTATCCGCCAGCCTGACGGAACGGAATCGGACCATATCGAAATCAAAGGCGTGGATCTGCACAATGCGGATCAAGTTTCTTGGGGGTGCCAGCAATTCGATAATAAGGGTGTGCGTCTCGACCCGGCCCGCGCCAGCAGCTTCTGCTCAAGCTATTTCACGAAGGTTCTCGGCCTTCTTGTGGACGATCCTCAAACGCTGGCCGAGAACATGCTGCAACAGTCCAGCGCAGTGGAGCAGAGTTGGATGCGAGCTCAAATAGGTAATTTTCAAATCGAGACCGACGGCGACGCCTACTTCATACGGCATCACGTCCCGCAGTAACCCCAAGCCTCACACTCGCGGGGCCTCTTCTTTCGCGGCGCTGAAACGCTGCTCAACCCCTATCTAAATGACCCTGTCGGCACCGGGCGCGCAACGCGCCCATGATGGGATGCCGACATGGCCCTTACCCGCGTATGGCGCTGGTGGCTGCTCGCCGCGCTGCTGCTGTTGACCATTGCTGTCATCGCCCCGGCGCAGTTGGGCGTGATCGTGCTCAAGTTCAGCCAGCAGGTGCTGGCGGCCGTGGTGGGCTACCAGCTCAGCAAGACCACGCTGATCCACGCCGTGCCCGAGCCCTTGCGCGAGGTGCCGGTGATCAGCGCGGCGCTGACGGTGGGGCGCGCCTTGGTGATGCTGGCCACGATGCTGGCCGTGGGGCTTGGGCTGTGAGCGACTTGGCGCTGTACCTGCTGCTGGCGTTCGGCGTGTTCTACGCACTCGGGCCAGCGCTTGGCGACGCCAGCGCCAGCCGCCCGCGTGCGCCGCATCGCGCCGCGCTGGGCCGGCTGCTGATCGTGCTGGCCACCGTCATGCTGCTGCTGGGCAATACCAACGCCGGCGCCGCAGAAGTGCCCAGCGCCGCCTACGCCTGGCAGCGGCCGCTGACGCGCGAGGCCCGCGCCGTGTGGGGACTCGATGCGCCGGTGCCGTTGTTCGCCGCGCAGATCCACCAGGAGAGTGGCTGGCGTGTCGACGCACGCAGCCCCTACGCCGGAGGGTTGGCACAGTTCACCGCCGGCACTGCTGCCGACATGGCGCGCTGGTACCCCGAGTTGGGACCAGCCGACGCCTACGATCCGCGCTGGGCCCTGCGCGCCCTGGTGCGCTATGACCACCGCCTGTACACGTCGATCGCCGACACCGCCAGCGACTGCGACCGCTGGGCCATGACGCTCTCTGCCTACAACGGCGGTCCGGGTTGGCTGACCCGCGATCGCGCGTTGTGCCGCCATGTCTCGGGCTGCGACCCCTCGCGCTGGTGGGGTCAGGTGGCGGGCCAAACCCAGCGCGCCGCATGGGCGCGCGCGGAGAACCGCGCCTACCCGGATCGCATCGTTCACCGCTGGCAGCCGCTGTACCTGGCAGCCGGGTGGACTGGCCCCGCGGTGTGCTCATGAGCCGGCGGCTTGCGCTGGGTGTGGCCGCGCTGGCAGGCGCCGCGCTGCTGTTCGCCAGCGGCTGGTTTGCCGGCGGCGAGCATGCGGCCGTTGGCGCACGCGACGCGCTCAACAACGCCACTGTCCGCGCCGCCCTGTGGGAGAGCACCGCGACGGGCCGGCAAGGTGCCATCGACTGGTTCAAGCGCCGTGTGCAGCAGCAACAAACCGACCTGGCCAACGTGCGGTTCATTGCCGATGCCGCGCTGGATAACCGCGACGAGCTGCAAGCCAAGTACGACCTGCTGCGTCGGCAGAAACAGAACGCCAACACCCAGGCTGCCCATGAAAACCCCGATTGCGCGGATCTCGCTCGCCCCCTTTGTCCTGCTGTTGCTGAGCTGCTGTTCCGCCCGCCCGGTGGTGACGCGGCCGGAGATCATTGAAGTGCCGCAGGTGACCTACGCGCCGATGCCGGCCGAGCTGACCCGGCCGCTGCCCGAACCCGCCGTGCCGCCGCAGCGCTGCACCGACAAGCACGGCGCCCCGGCGTGGTGCCTGGTGGATGCGCTGAACTGGATCGAGGACTGGCGCACGACGCTGCACGCCGCCAACGACGACCGCGCCCGCGTGGCCCGCATCAGTGCCGCCGCGGCCAAGGCGGTGCAGCCGTGAACGACGATCGTTTCGCCAAGCTGGTGCAGTCGTGGTCGCGCGAGGCACGCGAAGACCATTGCCTTGCCGACCGCCTGCACGGCGTGGAGAAAAAACTGGTCACCGTGCGCGCCAACACCCGCGAGGCGATGGCCAACGAACTGGCTCGCGTGTTGCGCGTGGCGCAGGAGCAGGCGCGCCGTGGTCGATGACGTGGACCGCGCCAACGATGCGGCCGAGGCCGAGCGCGAAAGCCTGTTGCGGCGCATGTTGGCGCGCTGGGTGGCTACACCGGGCGTGCCGCGCGTAGCACCGGATGGCACTCGGCTCTGCCGCGACTGCGGCCAGCCGATTGCCGCTGCGCGATTGCTCGCGCTGCCGCAGGCCACAGCCTGCACTCATTGCGCTGCCGTGCGTGAAGACCGGGAGCGCCGCTACGCCAAGGATTTTCGATGGGAACGGTAATTCAACTCAGCACCCGCGAGGTGTTCATCCTGCTTGGCGCCTATGCCGGCCTGGTGGTGCTGTTCGGTCGCGTGCTGTTGGCGCAGTTCGAGAAGCGCATGGGCGAGCGGTTCGCCGCGATGGAAGCCGCACGCGCCGCCGACAAGGAAGCCGCCGGCATGCAGCTGCAAGCCATCGAGCAGCGCGTGGCCAGCAACGACACCCACCTCGCCGACGTGCAGCGCACCGTGGACAGCCTGCGCGCCGAGCTGCCGCTGCAGTACGTGCGGCGGGAGGACTGGATCCGCTTCGGCGCCACCATCGACGCCAAGCTCGACCGCCTGGCCGACGCTTTGCACCACCGCTAAAGGGGAATCAAGTGACCGACATCGACCTGCAGAAGAACGTGCGCGAACAGGCGCGCTGGCGCATCCTGCGCATCCTGGACGCCGGCCGGCCGTCGCCGGTCAGCGAGAGCACCATCCTGCTGGCGCTCAATGACGCCAAGCTCAGCCTCACCGCGGCCGAGCTGCGCCGCGAGCTGGACTACCTGGACGATCGCAAGCTGGTGCGCCTGGTCGACCAGGACACCGCCTGCTGGGGCGCCGAGCTGACCCACTACGGCGTGGACGTGGTGGAGTACACCATCGCCTGCCTGCCGGGCATCGCGCGCCCGCCGAAGATCTGACATGGCCCCGCGCAGCAAGGTGACCCAATTGCCCGCCGCGGTGAAGGCGTGGCTGGACGCGCAGCTGGTGGAGGGCAACTTCAGCGGCTACGAGCGGCTCAGCGCCGAGCTGGCCGAGCGCGGCTACGCCATCAGCAAGACCGCGCTCAACAATTACGGCCAGGAGTTCGAGGACCGGCTGCAGGCGATCAAGCTCAGCACCGAGCAGGCCCGCGCCGTGGTGGCCGCCGCGCCGGATGAGGACAACGCCGTCAACGATGCGCTGATCCGCCTGGTGCAGGACCGCATCTTCGTGCTGCTCAAGGATGCCAACTCCACCAAGGTGGATCTGCCCAAGATCACTCGCGCGATCGCCGACCTGGGCCGCGTGAGCATCAGCCAGCGCAAGTATGCGGCCGAGGTGAAGGTCAAGGTGGACGCAGCGGCCCAGCAGGTGCAGGCCAAGTGCCGCGCTGCCGGCGTCAACCCCGAGACGCTGGCCAGCATCACCCAGGACATCTACGGCATCGTATGAACCAGCCTGCGCTCCCGCTGTACGCCTACCAGCAACGTTGGGTGCAGGACGACAGCCGCTTCAAGATCGCCATGTTCGCGCGCCAGTGCGGCAAGACCTTCACCAGCACGCTGGAGCTGGCGCTGGACTGCGCCCGCGCCGAAGCGGCCGGCCAGCGGCGGCGCTGGGTGATCCTGAGCCGTGGCGAGCGCCAGGCGCGCGAGGCGATCAACGAGGGCGTGAAGCTGCACTTGAAGGCCATGCAGCTGGGCTTTCACGACTACGAGATCGACTGGGACGTGAGCACCAAGGCGCTGGAGGTGGAGCTGCCCGGTGGCAGCAAGATCACCGCGCTGCCGGCCAACCCGGATACCGCACGCGGCTTTTCCGCCAGCGTGCTGCTGGACGAGTTCGCCTTCCACCCGGACAGTCGGGCGATCTGGCGCGCGCTGTTCCCCGTGATCTCCAAGCCGGGCCTGAAGCTTCGCGTGGTCTCGACGCCCAATGGCAAGGGCAATAAGTTCTACGACCTCATGACCGGCGCCGATGACGGCTGGAGCCGTCATGTCACTGACATCTACCAGGCCGTGGCCGACGGCTTGCCGCGCGACATCGAGGAGCTTCGCAGCGGTGCCGGCGACGAAGACCTGTGGCGCCAGGAGTTCGAACTGCAGTGGCTGGACGAGGCATCAAGCTGGCTCAGCTTCGAGCTGATCGGCAGCTGCGAGCATGAGCTGGCCGGCGTCCCGGAGCAGTACGCCGGTGGCCCGTGTTTCGCGGGCGTGGACATTGCCGCGCGCAATGACCTGTTCGTGATCTGGGTGCTGGAGCAGGTGGGCGACGTGCTGTGGACGCGCGAAATCATTGAGCGCAAGCGCATCAGCTTTGCCGAGCAGGACGCGCTCCTGGACGATGTGTTCCGCCGCTACCACGTCGCCCGCGCCTGCATGGACCAGACCGGCATGGGCGAGAAGCCGGTGGAGGATGCGAAACGGCGCCACGGCGAGAGTCGGGTGGAAGGCGTGCTGTTCACCGGGCCCAACAAGCTCACCCTGGCGACCACCGGCAAGGACGCCTTCGAGGATCGCCGCCTGCGCATTCCCGAGGGCAGCAACGAGCTGCGCGCGGATCTGCACAAGCTCAAGAAAACCGTTGGCCCCACCGGCACGCCGCGCTTCCTGGCCGACAGCGACAGTAATGGCCACGCCGACCGCACCTGGGCGTGCTTCCTCGCACTCAACGCGGCCGACAACGGTCCCGAAGTGTTCGGCTACCACCGCATCCAACCTCACGCCGACCTGCCGCGCGCCATCCGCCGCGGGGGTAACTGGCGCAGCGTCAAGGGACTCTGAACATGGCCACCTCCCGCATCCTCGGCCCCGACGGCCAACCGATCCAATACGACGTGCTCACCGAAGAGGTCGCCGCACCGCGGGTGACCGGCGTGCGCAGCACCTGGCACCCCAGCGTGGCCGGCGGGCTTACGCCGGCGCGACTGGCCGGTGTGCTGCAGGATGCGGCAACCGGCAGCGCCTATGAGTACCTCACCCTGGCCGAGGAGATGGAGGAACGCGACCTGCACTACGCCAGCGTGCTCGGCACCCGCAAGCTGGCCATCGCCGGGCTGGACGTGCGGGTGGACTCGGCCAGCGATGATCCGGCCGACGTGAAGCGGGCCGATGCGCTGCGCGAGCTGGTCGACGCGCCGGAGTTCGGCGAGCTGCTGATGCACCAGGTCGATGCCCTGGGCAAGGGCTACGCGGTGAGCGAGATCATCTGGGATCGCAGCGGCCGCACCTGGACGCCGGCCGACTACCGCGACCGCGACCCGCGCTGGTTCCAGTTCGACCGCGACACCGGCTCCGAGCTGCGCCTGCTGGATGAGAGCGCCCCGATCGATGGCCTGCCGCTGGCACCGTACAAGTTCATCGTGCATACCCCGCGGATCCGCTCGGGCCTGCCCATCCGCGGCGGCCTGGCGCGGCTGGCGGCCGTGGCCTACATGTGCAAGGCGTGGAGCTGGCGCGACTGGATGGCGTTCGCCGACATCTACGGCCTGCCCATGCGCGTGGGCCGCTACGGCCCCGGCGCCACGGAAGATGACATTGCCACGCTACTCGCCGCCGTGGCCAACCTGGGCAGCGATGCGGCCGCCGCCATCCCGGACTCGATGAAGATCGAGTTTCAGCAGGCGGTGAACGGCGCCGGTGCCGGCGATTTCTTCAGGGCGCTCGCCGAGTGGTGGGACAAGCAGGTCAGCAAGGGCGTGCTGGGCCAGACCATGACCGCCGACGACGGCGCCAGCCTGAGCCAGGCGCAGGTCCACGACCTGGTGCGGCGGGACATCCTCACCGCCGACGCCAAGGCTCTCTCCAACACCATCAACCGGCAGTTGGTGCGGCCATTCATCGATCTCAACTACGGGCCTGGCCGCTACCCGCGCCTGGTGCTTGTGGTGCCCGAGCCGGAAGACACCAAGCTGCTGGTCGAGGCGCTCACCGCCCTGGTTCCGCTGGGGCTGGAGGTGGAGCAGAGCGTGGTGCGCGACAAGCTGGGCTTGCCCGACCCCGACAAGGGCGCCGTGCTGCTGCGCGCTGCCGCACCGGCGCCGGCGTCTGCGGAGCCAGCCATGAATCGCGAGCGCGCGCGCAATGCCGAAGGCGCCGAGGCACCGGACGTCGTCGATCGCCTGGCCGAGCAGCTCGACCACCAGCTGGGGCCGGTGGTGGACGACTGGCTGGCGCAGATCCGCGACCTGGTCATGACCGCGCCGGATCTGGATGCAGTGCGCGACGGGCTGATGGCCCTGCAGGAGGGCTTGAGCCTGGATGACTTCGCCAAGGGCATGCGCGAGGCGCTGGACGCCGCACAAGCGGCGGGCCGCTATGACCTGATGCAGGAGGCGGGCCTTGGCTGAGCGGCAATACACCATCAAGCGCACGTGGCGCGGTCTGGTTGTCCTGGTGCGTTACAAAGTACCCGCGAGTGGCTTTGGGGATTTTGAATGGGGTCGGTGGCGCCGGGCCGGATTGACTGAGCAGCGCGAGATCCTGGAGCGGCTCAACCATGGCTGACCCGCGCGCCACCAGCCTGCCGTTCCGCGAAGCCGCCGAGTTCTGGCGGCGCAAGGTCAACGTGCCCACCGCCACCTGGCGCGACCTGCAGCGCGGCGACCATGCGCACGGCTTCATGGTGGCTGGCGCGGCCCGTCTCGACGTGCTGACGGCGCTGCGCGATGCCGTGGACAGAGTGCAGGACGGCGCCAGCATCGAGGACTTCCGGCGCGACTTCGACGCCATCGTGGCGCGCACCGGCTGGCAGTACAACGGCGGGCGCAACTGGCGCACCGCCATCATCTACCAGACCAACCTGCGCAGCGCCTATCAGGCTGGCCGCTGGCAGCAGATGCAGGCGATCAAGCACCGCCGGCCGTACTGGCAGTACGTGCACAACGACTCGGTGAAGCACCCGCGCCCTGAACACCTTGGCTGGAACGGCAAGGTGCTGAACGCCGACGACCCCTGGTGGAGCACGCATTTCCCGCCCAATGGCTACGGCTGCCAGTGCACTGTGCGCACGCTGGCCGAGCGCGACATGCAGCGCCTGGGCCTGACGATGGACGAGGCACCCACACCGGTGGACAACACCGATGGCCTCGACCCGGGTTTCGACTACAACATCGGCGAAGCCGCCAGCTCGCTGCCCGCCGCCGTGCGCTTCGGGCAGAAAGTGATGGCGTTGCCGGCGGGCTGGCGAGATATCGCGCTGGCCGATGCGCAGACGCGCGCCGGGGATCTGTATGCCGACTGGGGGTGGCTGGTGGATCGCGTTGCCGGTCGCATGGCCGCTGCGCGGGAAACTCGCCAAGCCGTGGCGCGTGGCGAGCCCGCGCCCTTGTTCCAGCCCAACCACGAGCGCCGCGCACAGCCGCTGGGCATGCTGCGGCCCAAGACTCTGCAGTCCCTTGCCGCCGGTCGCGGACTCGATGGCCGGACATTTGCCCCTGTCTCGGTGGAATCCGCCCAACTGATCGCCGAAGATGCGCAGCTGATCCATGCGCTGCGCGATACGCATGCAGAGCACCTGGGTGCGATCACGGCCGCGCTGCGCCAAGCACCGCAAGTCATCGCCGATGGGGCGGCATCCGTACTGTGGGACAGGGAAGATGCCGCGCTGATCTACGCGTGGGCGCTACCGGATGGCCACTGGGCAAAGCTGGTCGTGCGGGTGGGCTGGCATGCCCAGCACCATCATCCATTGCGGCGGCCGGACAGGCTGCGCGCCAACATGCTGCGCACGGTATGGGTGGTATCGCTGGAGGATCTTCGCGCGGCGCGTTACGCGCTGCTGGAGGGCATGCTCGAATGAGCGGCTGCAACGGCATGGGCGGGTCGCCTAACTCCCGCATCAGTGGGACCGGCCAGGCGGTTTTCCGGTCGTCCAAGCAGTTGCAACGCATGCAGCATACCGCACCAATCCGAGTGGTGTCTGAATGACCGGCACGCTGATCGATATCGACGCCGACACCCCGCGCGTCGGCGCAGCCCTTGCTGTGCTCTCCAACCGCCTGGCCGACCTGCGCGACCCGCTCGCCGAGATCGGCGAACTGATGGTGGACAGCACCTTTCACCGTATCGGTGCCGGCGGCCCGGCGCCCGATGGCTCCCCCTGGGCGCCGCTGGCCCCCAGCACGCTGGCGCGCAAGAAAGGCCCCGGCCCGCTGCGGGAGAACCTGACGCTGCAAGGGTCATTCCGCTACCAGGTCGAGGGCGACGCTGTGGTCTGGGGCACCAACCTGGTCTATGCCGCCGCCCAGCAGTTCGGCCTGCCGGCCCGCACCATACGCCCTAAGCGCGGCAAGGCGCTGGCATGGCCAGGCGCCAAGCACCCTGTTGCAAAGGTGAACCATCCCGGGCTCAAGCCGCGGCCATTCCTCGGCGTGAGCATTGACGACGAGGGGCTGATCATGGAGGTGGTCCAGGACTACCTGGGGCAACCGTGAGCCGATGGTGCCAGAAACGCCCCCGGAGGCCCGCAGGACGCCATGGGGGGCGGCAAGGGTACGGCCCCAAGGTGGCGCGGACGCCACAGGCGCCGTTAAATGGGTTTTAAAGGCCATCCCGCCCGGCCTTGTCAACCTTGGAGACATGGAATGCAGTTCCAACTACCCGAATCGCTGCTCGACTACATCAAGGCCACGGGCAATCTGGAGAAAGATACCGTGGGGTGCAACTGGCCGTTGGTGGGGCTTCTCCAGGAGATCGACGACCACTGGCGCGGCGAGGTCCTGCGGGGCGAGCTTGCCGTAGAAGCCTTCGCTGCGTTCCTGTTGGGGCAGAGCTATTTCCTCTGGCTGGCCACGGTACGCAGCGCCTTGTCCGGTCACGGGGCGGCAGTCTTCCCGATGCTCCGTGCGTCCCTGGAGTCTGCCTGTTATGGCTACACCCTTGCGCATGATCCTGGCGCCACGCGCTGCTGGCTGGATAGAGACAAGAGCCAGGCGGACCTCAAGGCGTTTCGCCGCCGATTCGGCCAGGCCGTCTCGGACGCCGCCAAGCTGATCGCTGTCGAGCACGAGGTGATAGCCCAGCGAGTGCGCGATCTGTACGACAGCGCGATCACGTTTGGTGCACACCCCAATCCGCATTTCCTGCTCGCCCACGTGGATGTGGCAGAACACACCAAAGATCGTGCGCGGTACGTTCTCACCTGCTTGAACGCGGCCGACTCGGAAAACACGCGCCTCGCACTATCGGCAACAGTCGAGGCGGGGCTTATGGTTTGCACCGTCAACGCGCTATCGTTCGATGACCACCCGCGCGGGCCGTCTGTTGTTGCCGGCTTTCATGCCATCAAGAACAAGATGGATCAGGTGTTCTCTCGCATGAGTCTTGCGCGCAGCTGAAACCCCGCCCGCGCGAGCAGCCACCAGCATGGTGGCATGCCGCATCGCCTCGCCCTCAATATCGACCTCTCCGCTGCCCTCGCCGCCGATGGCAGCGCGCCGGAGTGGGTTGAGCTGATCCCCGCCGGCCCGCAGGTCGTCGGGCGTGATGGCCGCACCTGGTTGTTCGACGCCGACGATGGCGCCGAGGTGCTCGACGTGTTCGCGCAACGCGGCGTCGACATTGCCATCGACTACAACCACGCGCTGGAGCTCAAGGCGCCCAAGGGCGAAGAGTCGCCCGCCGCCGCATGGATTCCCCAGCTGCAGTTGCGCGGCGGTGCGCTGTATGGCCGTTCCGAATGGACGCCGCGCGGCGGTGAGGCGGTGGTCAACCGCGAGTATCGCTACCTGTCCCCCGTCTTCGACTACGACCCGAGCACCCGGCACATCAAGCGCCTGGTGTCTGTGGGCCTCAGCAACAAGCCGAACCTGCGCCTGCAGGCGCTCAACAACGAGGAAAATCCCGTGTCCCTTTCCGCAGCCCTTGCGGCCGCCCTCGGCGTGAGCGCCGATGCGACCGACGAGACGGCCATCGCCGCCGTCAACAAGCTCAAGACCGCCAAGGCGGCCAACAACGAGCAGCCCAGCCTGGAGCGGTTCGTGCCGCGCGCCGACTACGACGCCCTGCAGGCGCGCGCCACCAACGCCGAGCAGGCGCTGGCCGACCGCGCCAAGGCGGAGCTGGAGTCGGCCGTCAATGCCGAGATCGACGCGGCCCTCAAGGCCGGCAAGATCACCCCGGCCACCGAGACCTACCACCGCGCCAGCTGCGCCGACCAGGCCGGCCTGGAGCGCTTCCGCGAGTTCGTGAAGGCCGCCGCCGTGGTGGCTCCCGACCAGGGCGACCTGAGCAAGAAGCCGACCGCGCCTGCCACCGCACTCAATGCCGAGGAGGCCGCCATGTGTGAGCGCCTGGGCATCGAGCACGCCGCATTCCTGGCCGCCAAGGCCGACAAGTAAGGATCTGCTCCCATGACTCAGCTCACCGAAGGCCGCCTCACGCCGCGTCGCAACGGCGACCAGGTCGGCCATCCTGTTGCCGCCGCCACCAAGCTCTATGCCGGTGCGCTGCTGGCACTCAACGCCACCGGCTTTGCGGTCACCGCCACCGCCGCCGGCAACAACGTGGTCGGCGTCAACGAATGCGACGCCGACAACACCAACGGCGACGACGGCGACGTGCATGCAAGCGCGCGCCGCGGCGTGTTCGCGTTCAACAACAGCACCACGCACGCCATTGCCCGCGCCGACATCGGCGCACCGGCCTACGTGGAGGATGACAACACCGTGGCCAAGACCGGCACCGCCATTGCCGGCGTCATCGTCGATATCACCGGTGAGGGCGTGTGGGTGGACGTGGGCCGTTACGCCGTCACCGTCACCGTCACCGAAGCCGCCTAAGGAGTCACCGCCACCATGATCGTCAATCGAATCAACCTGACTCTGATCGCCACCGCGTTCAACGCGGCGTTCAGGGGCGGCCTGGGCGCCGCGCCCAGCCTGTACAAGCGTGTGGCCACCGTGGTGCCCAGCACCACCGGCGCCGAGGAATACGGTTGGCTGGGCAAGTTCCCGAAGATGCGCGAGTGGATCGGCGATCGCGTCGTCCACGGAATGCAGAACCATGGCTATACCGTCAAGAACAAGCCCTTCGAGCTGACGGTGGGCGTGCCGCGCACTACGATCGAGGACGACAGCTACGGCGTGTACACGTCGATGATGACCGAGATGGGCCAGTCTGCCGGCGAGTTCCCGGATGAGCTGGTGTTCGGCCTCCTGGCTGCCGGCCGCACCGAGAACTGCTACGACGGCAAGCCGTTCTTCTCGACCTCGCACCAGGTGCTCGACGCGACCGGCAAGGCCAAGTCGCAGAGCAACGTGGACGACGACGGCAACAATGGCACGCCCTGGTACGTGCTCGACACCCGTCGCGCCCTGAAGCCGCTGATCTTCCAGAACCGCAAGTCGCCGACATTCGTCGCCAAGGACAAGGACACCGACGACAACGTGTTCGATCGCGGCGAGAACGTCTACGGCGTCGACGCGCGCGGCAATGCGGGCTTCGGCTTCTGGCAGCAGGCGTACAGCTCCAACAAGACGCTGAACGCGGCCAACCTCAAGGCGGCGATCACCGCGATGACCAGCCGCAAGGGCGACAACGACCGCAAGCTCGGCATCAACCCCGACGTGCTGTGCGTTCCCTCGACGCTGGAGTTTGCAGCCTTCGAGTTGGTCAAGAGCGCCCTGGTCAACGGCGGCGAAACCAACCCGCTGGCCGGTCGCCTGGAGATCGTGGTTTGCCCCTGGCTGGATTGATCCAACCGCCTGAAAGTCCGGCCGCCTCACGGCGTGCTTTCTGCCTCTCGCGATCCGGATAGCGAGAGGCCCCCAAGGGTCACGGGGAGAAGGGTGCGGAACGTCGGTCCACTCAGCAGGCCCCAAACCCAGACGTGACAGCCGGAGAGACGGCACTCATTTCCGCCCAGCGAAGCCGCATGAACATCACCGCCTCTCAACTCGTGACTCGCTACGGCGGCAAAGAGATCGCCGACGTGGCAGTGCCCGCCGAGCTCGCCCCGCTCACGGGATCACAGATGGAAGCGGCCGCCGCCGGTGAAGACCTGGTTGATTGGGCCGATGATCTGCGCGAGTCCGCCGAGCAGGCCCTGGCGCGCATCGTGGCGGCAGCGGAGCGCGCCGCCACGGAACTGGCGTTCTACCTGCGCCACCGCGCCGCCGATGCCGCGCCGCCACCCTGGCTGGCGGACGACGTGCAGGAGCTGGCGCGCTATCACCTCTACGACCGCGCCGGGCGCGAGGACAGCACCGTCCGCCTGCGTTACCAGGACGTCATCAAACGCCTGGAGGCGCTGCTGAAGGAGGACGTGGCCGCCGGCAATGGCGAGGGCGTCACCGGCGGCAGTGTGCGTGTGCAGAGCAAGCGCCGCCTGTTCACGCGTGACACCTTGAGGAACCTGTAGTGCTGGCCGCGCTGGAAGACGCCATTGTCGAGCGCCTGGGCGCGCTGCGCACCAGTGCACCCCGCCTGGAGCTGCGCAGCTATGGCGGCGAACTGAGCGACGGCGATCTGCTGGCCGACGTGCTGCGCGCCGGCCATGCCGTGCTTGTGACCGTGCCCAAGGCGGACTTCACCCGCAAGAGTGGACGGCGATTCGCCCTGGTCGCAACAGTGCGTCTGGTGATCTGCAGCCGTCAGCCGCGGGACGAACGATCCACCCGCCACGGCACAGCCGGCAGTGCCGGCACATACGCACTGTGGGACGCCTGCGTGCGTCTGCTCACCGGGTGGTCGCCCATGGACGATGTCCAGGGCATGGAGCCCACGGCCTTCGCCAACCTGGTCAATGGCCGCGACAGCGCCGACTACCTCAGCGTGCTGGGTCAGAGCTTTCGCGTCACCGGGAGCTGGATGGTGCCCGAGGACGCCATCGAGCCGATCACCGGCATCGACCTCACCTACTACCTGCAGCCGGATGACGGCGTGGCCGATGCCACCGACCGCTTGCCCAAGGAGCCCTGACATGCGCGTACGCGCCACCGCAACTCACCGTGTGCCGATGGAGCACGACCCCCACAAGCACATCACGGCGGCCACCCCACTCGATGTGCCGGACAGCCTCTACTACCGCCGCCGTCTTGCCAGCGGCGAGCTGGAGCGCGTGGCGTCCGCCGCCGCTGCACCTGCCCCTGCTCCGGCGCCCACCCCGGCGCCGGTCGATGACGCCGCCTCGATCACCACGCCCCGCAAGAAAGGGAGCCACGCATGACCATCCAGTTCAGCCAGATCCCCGGCAGCATCCGCAAGCCCGGCACCTACATCGAGTTCAACACTGCACTCGCGGTGCGCACATTGCCCACCAATGCGCAGCGCGTGTGCCTGATCGTGCCGCTGACATCCGAGAACGAAAGCAAGGCCGCCGCGCTCACGCCGGTGGCGCTCACCGATGCGGCGCAGGCCGCCGTGCTGTTTGGCGCGGTGGCGCAGGCGATGATGACTGCCGCCATCAAGTCCAACCGCTACGTGGATCTGTCCGCCATCGGCATCGAGCTGGACGATGGCGAGGAGCCGGACATCACGCCTGCGCTCGATGCGCTGGCCGGCGGTGGCTACGACATCCTGGTGCCGGCCTGGTCCAGCCAGGCCGCGATGACCGCGCTGCGCAACCACATCGCCAGCGTCACCGACGCCGTCGAGCAGCAGTCGGTGATCGGCGTGGGCGCCAACACCACCTCGCTGGCCGCCGCCACCACGATCGCCACGGCACTCAACAGCGGCGCCGTCACCCTGGCCTTGCTGCCGGGCACCACCAGCACCGTGGCGGAGGTGGCCGCCGCCTACGCCGCCGCGATCGCCAGCGAGCAGGATCCGGCGCGGCCGCTCAACACGCTGCCGCTCACCGGCATTGCCGTGCCCGGCATCGCCGACCGGCTCACCCGCACCGAGCAGGAGAGCGCGCTGGCCAACGGCATCACGCCGCTGGAGGTGGGGCCGGGCGAGGTGGTGCAGATCGTGCGCGCCATCAGCACCTACACCAAGAACGCAGCCGGCAGCGACGACATCGCACTGCTCGACCTCACCACCATCCGCACCCTGTACTACGTGCGCCGGGCCTGCCGCGAGCGCATCGCGTTGCGGTTTCCCCGCGCGAAGCTCAGCGCGGCAACGCCGGACAAGGTGCGCAGCGAGCTGCTGGACGTGCTCAAGCGCCTGGAGGAGCTGGAGATCGTCGAAGGCGTTGCCGCCAACGCCGATGCCCTGGTTGTGGAGCGCAGCGCCAACGACCCCAACCGGCTCAATGCCGCCATCCCCGCCGATGTCGTGAACGGCCTGCATGTGTTCGCCGGCCGCATCGACCTGATCCTGTAACGGAGCGCTACCCCATGGCAGATATCTACGTCGGCCTGATCGTGCTGGAGATCAACGGCACCGAATACGAAGTGAAGAGCTTCGAGGCCAATGTCAAAACTAACCGCACACCGGTCAAGACGATGAACCGCGCGGGTCGTGTGCTCGGCCACGCCAAGGGCATCGAGGAGTATGACCTGCAGTGCACGGTGGCCATCCCCAAGACGGGCGAGCCGGACTGGCGCAGCCTGATCGACGCCAAGATCACCATCTACCCGCAGGACGGTGGCGGCAAGCGCGAGACCTACTCGGGCGTGTGGCTGGTCAGTATCGGCAGCAAGTACGGCACCGACGCCGATGCCTCGCGCGACCTGGCGCTGGGTGCGCTGGACTACTACACGGAGTGATGCTCATGCGCATGATTGCGCTTGCCGTCACCGCCTTGCTGGTCGGCCTTGCACTGGCTGGCTGTGACCTCCCGCAGCTGCGCCTCGTTTGCACACGAGGTGGTCATGAGGTCTATCGCAGCGCCTGGGTGAACCAGGCCTACCAACGCGACAAGGCGGACAGCTGGGTTGTGGGCAACTCGTACTACATGCCCGAACCCGGCAGCACCTGTCGTCTCGAATTTGATCGCTGATTCTCAATCACCCTTTCAGCCATGCGGCGTGCCGCGCACGACACAAAGTCCGTAGGTAATCAGCCCCCAAACCCACTGAGCCGGTGCAAGCAGGACGGCCAAGACAAGAAGGCACTCGGGGACACGGCTGGACGATCCGGCCATGGCTGTTTCATCGACCTTCAAAGGCACATTTACATGACCCCCAAACCCGATCCGCAATGGGATGGACTCACCACCACCGGTACGTTGCCTGTGGGCGTGCTGTACGCCGGCCGGCGGCACAGGGCGTACACGCTGCGCCTGCAGCTCGTCGGCGACCTGATCGCGGCGCAGGAAGCCTATCCCCAGGCAGGCGTGCGCCTGATTGCGCTGGATCTGTTTCGCCGCCAGCTGCTGGCCCTGGGCGACATCCCGCCCGAGGCGATCACCACCGACCTGCTGCGCAACGGCCTTGCCGAGGTCGACCTGCAGGCGCTGGAGCGGGCGGATGCCGCCCTGGGGGAAGCGCTCGCGCCGGCGAGGAGCGGCTCCTCGACTGGCGCCGCGTCGAGCACGCCCTCGTCCGACACGGCTACCGCCTCGACGACATCCGCCGCATGAGCCAGGCCGAGGTGATCACTCGCCTCGACCTGCTCGCCGGGCGCCGCAGCCAGTCGCGCAAACGCTACATCAGCCTGGGCAAGAAGCCCGCCACGCCCTGATCGGACATGACCGACCTCACCCTGCAAATGCGCATCAAGGCCGAGGCCGCACAGGCCCGGCGCGAGGTGAAGGCCGCCGCTGCCGACACCCGGGGGCTGGGCGATGCCACCAAGGATGTGGGCAAGGCCGGCAAAACGGCCAGCGCGCAGATCAAGCAAGCGGCGGCCGAGCAGAGCGCGGCGGTGAAAGCGGCCAGCGCGAAATCCGGCGATGCGCTCAAGAGCCTCAAGCAGCATGCCGCTGCGGCGGGCGAGGCGATCAAGCGCGGCATGCGCGAGGGCGCGCGCGAGGAAGAGCGCGTCATCCGCACCACCAGCACCTTGGGCGAGCGGATACGCGGCATGCTGCGCCGCGTCGGCGACGCCGGAGGCGTGTTCCACCTCCTTGGCCGCACTGCCACCAGCGAGATCGGCCGCATTGGCCATGCCTTGGGCTCCATGCAGGGGCGGCTGGGGGCGCTCGGCCTGGGCGTGGGCATCGGCGCGCAGATCAAGTCCACTGCAGTGCGCCAAACCGACTACGTGCGCATGGCGCAGACGGCCGAGCTGTCGCCCGTTGAGCGCGATGCCATGCGCGCCACCAACTGGAAGCTGGCCGGACAGTACGGTATAGACGAAGGGTCGCTGCGCGAGGCCTCCAATACCCTGCTGGCCAAGGGCCTCAAGCTGTCGGCGGTCAACGCCATGATGGAGGCTATCGCTCGCACCTCGGCGGTCACGGGCGCCGCGCCCTCGACGCTGGCCGATGTGGGCGCCACCGCCGGCAATACCTTCGGCATCAATATCGACGATCCGCGCGCGGTGACGCGCATGTTCGATCAGATGGTGGTGGCCACGCGCGCCGGCGGCATGGAAATGGAGGATCTATCCAGCACCATCCCCAACATCGCAAAACAGGCCAGGCCAATGGACCTGGATTTTCCGCGCGCGTTGGCCTTCATGGAGGCGATGTCCAGCGTGGTGCCTGACAAGGCGCGCGCCGCCACGGCGGTGGAGTCGGGCCTGCGCATTTTCACCAATGACGCTTATCGCCAGCAGATTGCCGATGGCAGTGGCATAGCGCACCTCTTTTTCGACGAGAACAAAAAGCGGCGGGCGCCGGAATACACCCTGGGAAAACTCAGCGAGGCGTATTCGCGTCTAACCACCGATGCCGCCCGCGCGCAGTGGATCAGCAAAGTCACCAAGGGCATGGATAACGACACCACGGCCTGGCTGACCGCCAATATGGATCCCAAGATGTTGGCGCTGTTCAAAGATATCTATGCCAAGCAACAAGGCGCACAAGCGGTAGTGAGCGGTAGCCTGGCCGAAAACCTCAACAGCGCCACCGGTGTAGCCGGTCGCCTGAAAGGCACCTTTGGCGCCGCATTCGACCGCATGGCCACGCCCATCAACAAGGTACTGGCCGATGCCGGCAACAAGTTGCTGGACACCGGCATGAGCGGCGAGCAGATGCTGGGCGCGGGTGCCGGTGCGGCCGGGGCGGCGTATCTCGCCGGCCGGCTGGGCGGCCCGCTGGCACGCAAGCTCTCTGGCCTGGTGGGCGGCGGCGCCGACACCATCAAGAACCTGGCCGTGGGCAAGGCGCTGCACGATGCCACCGGCGTCATGCCGGTGTTTGTCACCAACTGGGCCGGTGCCCCGGGAGGCATCGGTGGCGGCGCTGGCATCGCCGCCACCGATGCCGCAGCGTTGGGCACAGCCGCGAGAGACGGGGGCAAACTGGCGCGCGTCGCGCGATACGCCGGTTGGGGCGCGATCGCCTATGGCGGTATGGAATTGATCGACGCCGCTTTTGCACCGGTGCGTGCGGCACAGGACAAAAAGCTGGAAGCATCCGAGCGTGACGCCCAGCGCAAGCTCACCGGCTTGTCCGACGCCGAACTGGACCGCAAGAAGGAGCTCGAACTCAAGGACATGCCGTATGGCAAATGGACAGACCTGCCGCAAAACAGGGGCAAATACGGGCTGTTCAACCCTGGCTTCGATGATTACCAGTCATGGCTGATCCAGCAATCTCGCATGGATGCTCCGAGTGTCCCCGGCGGGACTGATGCGGCACAGCAAATGCAAGATGCCGCCGCACTGATCGACAGTGCCCGTCGAGCGCTGGATGCCCTGATCGGCAAGCCGCTGCAAATCGTAGTGACAAGCGACACCCCCGAGTTCCACGCGCGGCTCAATGACCGGCACGAACGCGATGCGAGGCGCGGCTGATGGCCTGGCATGACACCCTGCTCGATGCGAGCTATCGCGGCGTGCCGCTGCAGCTGGTGGCCGACGATCTGGATGCACGCCGCGCCCTGGCCGCGCACGGCATGCCCTATCGCGATGGCGACACGGTCGAGGACCTGGGCCGCGAGGCGCGGCGCTGGCAGCTGAAGGCGGTGGTGTACGGCGACGCCTACGAGGCGGCGCTGCAGGCGCTACTGGCTGCGCTGGACACACCCGGAGCGGCGCCGTTCGTGCACCCGGTGTACGGCCCGCTCACGGTGGTGGCCGAAAGCTGGAAGGTGACCCACCAGGCCGACCGGCCGGACTACGCCGAAGTGGCGCTGGTGCTGGTGGAGAGCAGCGAGGATCCCGCGTTCTTCCAGCGCGTGTTCGCCACCGCCGAGGGCGCCATGGCCAGCGCGGCCGCATCCGGCCCCGGCTGGCAGGACCAGGTACGGGATCTGTTCGCCCGTGTCGATTCCCTGGTGGCGCAGGTGCAGGGTTACCTGGGCGGCGGCTGGGTGGGCCTGGCTGAGCGCCTGCTGGGGCTGCCGGGTATCGGCGTGCGCCTGGGGCAGTTGCGCAGCCAGACCTTGGGCGTGCTCAGCGGCCTGGCCGCGCTGGCAGGGCAGGACGCGCCGGCGTTCGACCCGCTGGGCGCGCCCGCGCGCGTTCCCGTGGCGGTGCGCGATGCGGTGGCGGGCACCGTGCCCACGGCCACCGTGGTGGCCGTCGACGGCACTCCGTCGGATGCGCTCGATGTGCACGGCCTGCTGACCGCCGCCATGCTGCCGCTGCGGATCCCCGGCGACGACGAGTTGCCGCCCGTGGCCGTGCGCGCCTGGGCAACCATCCTCGACGCCGCTCGGCGCAGCGACACGCCCGTGCTCGCCGGCAGCGATGCCGTGGGCACGCCCGTCGACGTGCCGATGGGCTACCCCGCCGATGACGCGCTTACCGCCAACGCGCTGGGCCTGGTGCTGCTGGGCGTGACCGAACAGGCGATGGCGCTGGCCAGCGCCGTGGGCACCGTGCTCGATGCCGAGCGCCAGGCGCTCACGCTCACCCCGCCGGACATCGAGCGGCTCACCAACCAGGCGCGCGCGCTGATCGAGGGCGCGATCATCCTGCATCGCCGCTTGCTGAGCGTGGAGCCCGCACGCCAGGCCATCGAGCCGCTGCGCAACGTGGCCGCCCTGCTGCAGGCTGGCGCGCGCATGGTGATCCTGGCGCGGCCACCGTTGACGGCGCGCGTGGTGGAGACCGACACCTGCCTGCGCCTGTTGGCGCATCGCTGGTACGGCGACCATCGCCGCGCCGTCGAGCTGCTGCGCCTGAACCCGCAGCTGCGCGCGCCCTATGCCATCGCGCGCGGGGAGGTGTTGCGTGCCTACGCCGCTTGATCACACTGCGGGTGATCGCATCAGCGTCACCGTGGGTGGTGTCGCAAACGACACCTGGACGGGATGGCGCGTGGAGAGCGACCTGCTCACCCCGGCCGATGCGTTTGAGCTGGAGCTGTACACCCGCGATCGCGTGAGCCTGCCCACGGATGTCGCGGAGGGCGCGCCGTGCCGGCTCGCGCTGGGGAGCGACGTGGTACTCACCGGGCGGCTGGATGACGTCGAGCACGAGGTGAGCCGCGGCGGCCACGTGGTGCGGCTGACCGGCCGGGACCTTGCCGGTGGTCTGGTGGATTGCAGCACGCCGTTCGTCAGCCTGCGCGAGGCCAGCCTGAAACAGATCGTCGACCAGGTCGTGCGGCCGATGGGTATCGCCAAGGTGCGCCTGCAGGCGGACAAGCCCGCCACGCGCCGCCGCATCCAGGTGCAGCCCGGCCAAAGTGCCTGGGAGGCGCTGCAACAACTGGCCGAGGCCAATGGCTTGTGGCCATGGATGGAGCCGGACGGCACGCTGGTGGTGGGTGGTCCGGACTACACCGCGGCGCCGGTGGGCACGCTCACCCTGCGCGTGGATGGCCGGGGCAACAACGTGGAGCGGCTCAACCTGCGCCGATCGATCGCCAACCGTTACAGCGAAGTGGTGGTGCTTGGCCAGCATGGCGCCTTCGGCGGCGGGCAATGGCTTACCGATCGCACCGCCCTCAAGGCGCGCCAGGTGGACAGCGCGCTGCAGCAGCGTGGCATCTACCGCCCGCGCGTTGTGGTGGACGCGAGCTGCGACAGCGGCGACCTGGCCACCGCCCGCGCCCGCAAGCTGCTGGCCGACAGCCAGCTCAGTGGCGTCGAGCTGCGCGCCCAGGTAGCGGGCTGGCGCGCCACCGGCGGCGCGGTGTGGACGCCTGGCCAGCGCGTGCAGGTCCAGAGCGAGCCACACAACCTGGACTCCACCTACTTCATCATGGCGCGCACGCTGCGGCTCGACCGCCGCAGCGGCGCCGTGACCGAGTTGAGCCTGCGCGAGGACAAACGCTGGATCCTCGGCAACCGGGCACGCAAGCCGCGCCAGGTGAAAACCGCCGCAGCGAAGGTGCCGCAATGAGCCTGCAGAAGCTCATGCAGCGCACCGCCCAGCGTGCCCAGGCCGGCGTGCGCCAGGCGCTGCGCGCGGTGCTGGTGCGCCTGGACGCCACGGCCACCTTGCCACCCGCCCAGGTCACCGGCCTGGCCGGCGAGCAGCTGGCGGTGGAGTTGATGCAGCACTACGGTGTCGCCAGCGCGCCGCTGCAGGGCGCCGAGGTGATCGTGCTGCCGGTGGGCGGGCAATCCTCGCACGGCGTGGTGATCGCCAGCATCGACGGCCGCTACCGCATCGCGCTGCAGCCGGGCGAGGTCGCCATACACACCGACGAGGGCGACCACATCCACCTCAAACGCGGGCGGGTGATCGAGCTGGTCACCGAGACGCTCACTATCACCGCCACAAGCAAAGTGCGCATCGACTCGCCCACGGTCGAGATGACTGGCGACGCCACCGCGCAAGGCGATGTGAGCGCAGACGGCGACGTGAGCGACGGCGTGCGCTCGATGCAGGCCGACCGCGACATCTACAACCAGCACGCCCACTCCGGCGTGCAGTCGGGCAGCAGCAGTACCTCGCCGCCAACGGAGACGCAGTGATGGACGCCCAGATCGATCCCCAGACCCGTGACCTTACAGGCGGGCGAATCGCCAGCCTGGCCAACGCGGTCTACCTTCGCCTCATGGTGCCGCTGGGTACGTGGTGGGCCGACTCCGCCGTCGGCAGCCGACTCCACGAGCTGCAGCGCGAGAAGGACCTGTCGCGGGTGGCCAAGCTGGCCGAGCAGTACGCCCGTCAGGCCCTGCAGCCGCTGCGCGATGACGGCCGCGCCAGCAACGTCGACGTGGCGGCCGAGCGTGCCGGCGCCGGTTGGCTGCGACTGCAGGTCGACGTGGTCGACGCGGGCGGTCAACGGCAAACCTTCGAGCACTTGGTACGCGTGATTTGAGAGCCATGTGATGCCCCTGCAAACGCCCGATTACGATGCCATCCGTGCCGCGATCTTGCGCGACATCCGCAGCCTGCTGCCCGAGGCGGACATCGGCCCGGACAGCGACAACTACGTGCGGGCGGCCGGGGTAAGCGCGGCGATCGAGGGCATCTACCAGCACCAGGCGTGGCTGTATCGGCAGATCTGGCCCGACAGCGCCGACAGCGACGAGCTCGAACGCCATGCTGCTGTGCGCGGCTTGCAGCGCAAGCCTGCCGTGGCCGCCAGCGGTCAGCTGCAGGTGACGGGCTGGGCGGGCACTACCGTGCCCGCCGGCACCAGCGTGCGCCATGCCAGCGGCGCCATGCTGGTCACCACCATCGACACGCCCGTCGGCGGTGACGGCACGGTCGACGTGCGCGTGGTCGCGGTGCAGCCTGGTCGGGCCGCCAACGGCCTCGATGGCGTGGCCACCCTCACCGATCCGCCGGTGGGTGTGGACAGCGCGGCCGCACTGGTGGCGCCGCTGGCGGGTGGCGTCGACATCGAGAGCGACGCGGATCTGCTCGTGCGCCTGCTCGACCTCATCCGCCGACCGCCTGCCGGTGGCAACCAGTACGACTACCGGCGCTGGGCGCTGGAGGTGGCAGGTGTCACCGCCGCCTACGTCTACCCACTGCGGCGCGGGTTGGGCACGGTGGACGTGGTGATCGTCTCGGCCGACGGCTTGCCCGGCCCGCAGCTGCTGGCTGACGTGCAGGCGCACATCGACCAGGTGCGCCCGGTCACCGCCTGGGACAGCCAAGTGTTCGCGCCGACCCTAGTGCCGGTCGACGTGCAGGTCCAGGTGGCGCTGGCCAGCGGCTACACCCTGGCCGACGTGCAGGCCGCAGCGGAGGCGCAGCTGACCAGCGCGTTTGCCGTGATGATTCCCGGGGAGACGCTCTACCGCAGCCGCGTCGAAGCGGTGGTGTCCGGCTTGCCCGGTGTGATCGATCGCGTGATGGTCACACCCGCCGCCAACGTGGTGCCCGTGGTCGACGAGAGCACTGTGGAGTGGGTGCGGCTGGGCGTGGTGACGATCGAGGCCATGCCATGAGCATCGCCGAACTGCTGCGCAGTCTGCTGCCGCCGGTGGCCTACGATCCCCACGCGCCGGCCATCGGCGCGGTGCTCGATGCCGAGGCCGCCGCCCTACAGGCCAGTATCGACAGCGCCGACCGCGTCGCTGATGCCATGGATCCAGGCACGGCCGGCGATGACATCGGCGAGTGGGAGCGGCTGCTCGCTCTGCCGGCACTGCCCGGTGCGGTGCATGCCGATCGTGTAGCCGGCGTGCTGGCCAAGCTTGGCGAGCTGGGCGGGCTGTCCATCCCGTACTTCGTCCGGCTCGCGGCGTCAGCCGGCTACACCGTCAGCATCACCGAGCCCCGGGCATTCCGGGCTGGCGTCGGCCGCTGCGGGGATCGCCTCTATCCCGAGGACGTCATTTTCGTGTGGCTGGTGCGCATCGAGCAGCGGCCTGCGGGTGCAACCGCCGCCATGGACGCCGCCTTGCAGCAGACATTTACCGACCTGAAGCCGGCGCACACGCTGTGCCAGTTTGTGGAGGCCTGACCGATGCGTCGCATCAACACGCCCGATGGGCTGTATCACAACGCCGACCCCACCGCCGGTATTGCCGGCACGATAGTCACAGCCGAAGCGCTGAACAGCGTGCAAGAGGAGATCATCTCGGTAATCACCGCCGCGGGCATTGAGCTCGACCCGGACGTCACGACGCAGCTGCGCGATGCCATCGTCGCGCTAACTGGGGGCGGTGTCGCGTGGGGCGCGATCAGCGGCAAACCGGCGACGGCGACGCGCTGGCCCGAGGTCGCGGAGGTGACTGGACTGCAGGCCGCGCTGGACGAAAAAGCCACGCCGGCGATGATCACCACCGCGATCAACGCTCTCGTCAACAGCGCGCCAGGCGCGCTCGACACACTGAAGGAGCTCGCTTCGGCGCTTGGGAACGACGCCAATTTCGCCTCGACGATGATCACGGCATTGGCGGCAAAGGCGCCGCTCAGCAACCCTCAGTTCTTGACGTCTGTGGCGGTTGCCGGTGGTGTTAATGCAAGCGGTCTTGTGCTTATCGAAAATCCCGCGTACGGGGGCATCTCGTACGCCAATACCAATGGCCTGACCGTGTATGGCAACGGCGGCGGCATCCGGTTCTATCCGAATGGGCGCACATCCACTGCCGGAGCGATGTTCCTCGGGGCGAACGGCAGCCTGTCTGTCGGCGGTGGGATTACGACCACGACTGTTCAAGCCTCGGGGACGATCATGGCCGCCGGCGGCTTCCAGATCGGCTAACTCACAGGAGCGCAACATGACCGACAATGCCCGCATCCGCACCATCGCGCCCGACGTCGTCGCAGAGATGATCGCCGAGCAAGTGCATCTGTTCTACGACCCGGCCACGGGCGGCGGCTATGCCTCATTCCAGGCCCGGGAAGTGCTGTATGTGGGTGGCCAGCACCAAGCCCCGATGGGCGATTTCAACATTCTGCAGGTGCAGATCGATGCGATCGCGACGCAGTGCTTTGGTGCCGGGCTTGTGGACCCTGTGACGGGCGCCGACCTGTCTCAAGTGAGCGTGGGTGGCCTGGATGCCCTGATCAAGGCCGCTTACGACCAGCTGTTCAACGCCAACGCCAACGCGCAGGCACAGTGACGTGGCAAATTCGTACCGCAACGCGGCGGGGCAAAACCCCGAAGATGTCTACGAGCCCGATGTTGTCGGCGATGGTCCTACGGCGGCTATCGGCGGCATCGGTTATCGGCGCGCCGATGGGACTTTGCTGAAATTCGCCGCGCGAAAATACGGCACGGCCGCGCCGAACCATGGCTACCGGTTGGCAGATGGGCGCGATTTCAGTGCGTTGTGGTGCAAGAAGGGAACCGCTTCGTATGGGCTTCCAATCGACGGCCAAACCTACTCCGGCACGCCGACTGGAGCTGGCTCCGTCAGTTCAGTAACCTTCCAATTCGCCACGTCCAGCAGTGCCTGGTCGCTTCGCGACGCTGGCCGGTCGACGAGCCCCATCGCGACTGGCTCGCCCCCCAGTGGCGCGACAAGCTGCCGGGTCACGCTGACCCGATCTGCCGGCATCGTCGCGGATATCAGCAACCCGCTATCAGCGTTCACCGTGTTGACGTCATCGACAACCACGGTGTCTGTGGGCATTACGCAGACCGAGGCCGGTCAGCCACCCCTCAACTCGACCTACAGCATGAAAGTCGAGTACCGCGATAGCGGCGGGGCAGTCATCAGTACAACCAACTGCTCGCTCACGATGCAGACCCGCCCTACGTAG